CGCCAGTCGGCCTTCTGTCCGGTCATAAATATCACTCTGTGGCTCCATTGTAGCGGCGCTTTTCAGTCCCAGATTATCGCGGGATTCCTGTTGCGCCTCTTCGCCTTCTGCCGCAATTTCTGACAGGTGGTTAGCCGTTTTGAGTGTCGCTGATAATGCGGTATCAATCTCATCCCTGGCCTGCTCCGCATCAGATGCGGCCTTTCTGGCCGCTTCGGCATCCTGTCTGACTTTTGAGGCGGTATCCTCAATCTGAGAGGCCAGAATTTCAACCTGTTTTTTGTCTTCGGCAACGGCCTCTGCGTTCTGCTGTACGTTATCCGCCAGCGTCTCGCAGTCGCTCTTAATTTGTTGCGCATCAGCGACATGTTGCCCGGCCTGTCGTTCGCTTTCCGCTGCCGCTTCCGCGCTCTGCTGCGCCTGCGCCACCATTTCCTCAAAGCGTTTCACTACATCCGGCTTTAAATCGCCTTCATCAAGGGCAGTCAGAAAATCGTTCAGCGTGCCGGACCTGGAGTCGTCGTAAACCGAAATATCACCGACACAATATTCTCTTTCAATACACGACCGAAGATAAACATCATATCTTCCGGTCTGTGCTTCAAAAGCATATTCTCCCGTCGGCCCTGTCACCACTGTAGCCACCGTTCTCATGACCACTGCAGATGTATTCTGCCGGGCTTTCAGAATAATATGGTATCCGGACATGGGGAGTCCTGCGCCATCAGTCAGCACACCAGAAATTAATACAGACATTTTTATTTCCTGATCCAGAAAACATTAACCAAAATAATTCACGCCCTTTTTATCCGCTTTCTTCTTCCCTGATGCCTGTCCTTTCGCGGAAATATCCGTGGCCAGCGACAGATTCAGCGTAAATCCCTGCCCCGGTGCCAGTGAAAACTCCACCGACTCAGCCTGCCAGTTATGATCTTCCCGTACCCCAAATCCCTGCGTGATAAAACGCATTTCCGCCCCAGCTTTCAGCAGTGCTGGTCTGCAGGGCAACGTTATCGTCATCTGGCGTCCGGCTTTCTGCACACGTTTAACCTTAGAGTCTGCGCAGTGTTTTGCTGTATCCTGATCCGGCTGAGTGAATGGATGTCGCTTGTCTGTGGACTCCACATCCACTTTAACTTCACGCGTGCGTCCGTCACGGGTATCAAAATACCGGACACCCACTTTCCCTTTTTTTGTTGTTCCTTTTCCGCCTCCGGATGCTCCCTGCCGCTCCCCCTCCCGGTAATCCCAGTCTGATACCATATCCGGTGTGATGGTCATTACAGGCGCATCCCTGCCGCCTGCGCTCTGTGATGCGCCATACTCCAGAAATAACCAGTAGCCGTTCGTCGGTTTACTGGTGGCACCATACATACCTGCAAGCCGGGACAGCAGGGACGCATCCGATTCAGATGACTGCATCACCCACGGGATACGAATTTTTGCCAGCGCCGGTGAGACCCGCGCCACCAGATTATTTTCAGTGGCGATGGTTTTCACCAGGTCGCCCAGTGTGATATCGCTGAACGCGCGGGTTTTCAGTGCGGTCACGTCTGCGCCATGTTTTGACGCATTCATGGGGGCTGCGGTGGCATAAATGGTTATCCGGCGGGGAGGGCCACCGCTTGCCACCTGGCAGACTGTAAAACTGCCTTTATTCACCAGATTTCCGTTAAATCCCAGCCCCAGCGTCAATACCGCGCCTTTCGGCGGCAACGCCATCTTCTCACTGAACAGCGTTATCATCAGTTCATCGGCCCGCTTTGTGGCCGCACCATTATCGGTATAACGCAGTTCAGCCAGCCCCCGCTTTATGGCCTTCGTGATATCCTCACCCTCTGCTGTCAGGCTGAAATCCGGCTGATACTCATTCAGTCCCATAACTGAAACGCCTCCTTTTCCTCCGGTTCATACACCCAGTCCGGCAACACGATTTCCACACCTGCCGGATATACCGGACCAAGGTCAGCCAGTCCGGGATTGGCTTCCAGTACCGCCGCCAGTGACTGGTTAAGTCCGGCGCTGCCATAGTGTCTCTGGCAGATGTCATCCAGCATATCGCCGTCAGTGGTCCGCCAGTTTTTCGCCATAGTATTTCAGCTCCAGTGTGAACGTTTTGTTCTTCGGCGCACCGCCGGGAAGAAAGGACGTGGTGTTATCTGAATAAGCGGTTGCCACGAAATACCCCATCACATCACCTGTGCTCGAGACCAGAAGATGCGGGGCCGGATTGTCATCCACCATCTGAACCAGTGTATCAAGGGCATCCATTCCCACACCGTCACGAAATCCCGCGTGCGCCATACCTTCAAGGGTTATTGTTCTGGCCCCCTTGCCGGTATACTGCAGCAGGTCGTTTTTTCCGATAAGCTGTTGTTCATCCCATCGCCATTCCATCGTGCGCTTCATGGCGTTATAAGCAGCAGTATCAATACTGAATTCAAACTCACCAAACGACAGCATGACGCGGGAGGCGACATCCGTTAATGATCCCACTGCGTCCCATGCTTCACGCTCAAGCCGGTTTACGCCCCAGCCTGGCAAATCCACCATATTCACCCCCAGAATGCATCACCATCGGTCATGCGGGAACGCTGACCAAAATTAATATCTCCCAGATTTTTCGTTACCCTGTCTGCCAGTTGTCCGGCATCCTCGCCGGGCTTCTGAGTGATGTTAAATTCCGCCCGTATCTGATATGTGGGTTTTACTTCCACCTGGCTGACACTGCCGGGTGTATACTGAAGAGCTGAGAGGGGATCCGAATTACCCTGCCCCGGATCTGCTGCATGAAGTCCATCAATGTAGGTGCGGGATTTCTCTTTTATCGCCTTAAAATCAGGTTCTTCTTTCGGCCCCAACAGAGGGTCGAGAAATGCATCAAACTTTTTATCGTCATGATTCCAGGGGAGATAACCGCGGGTGTCTTTATAAGCCTGTACAACCTGTTTCGTCAGGTCCGGATTTTGCCTGAGCAGTTCATCAAACCATTCTCCCTGGCCGTTTTTCTGCGCCACCGCTCTCGCCAGCTCCGGCGCCCCCATTTTTGCCAGATATTCCAGTACCTCTCGCCGGTCCTGACGCGGATCATCTGCCAGCCCCCACTCAATGGCTTTCTGCGTTATTCCAGCCAGAACTTTTCCAAATTTCCACATCCAGGCAGCCATGTCGATCAGCGCCGGCAGGGCATCATCACGAATAAATGCCCGGATTTTTTCCAGCCCACCATTCTTAAACCAGGCCGCAAGGTCATCCGTCACCTGTTGAATATGTGGGGCAAGTTCATTACCCAGCTGCCCGCTGATTTCATCAATGGAAGAACTCAGAACATTACGGAGATTTGACAGTGCCACATGTCCCTGAACTGCGCCATCAGCCCCTGCCTTTGTCACCAGGTTATAGCGTTTCTGCTCACTGATAAGCTCCCGGTAAGTTTTCCCTGACAGACGCATCCAGGTCAGAATTTTATTGGCCTCACCACCGAACAACGCATCTGCCATCCCGGCTGCCTGCTGCTCATTCTCCACCTGCAGTAAGCGATCAAACAAAAATTCGACCTGCTCCTGGTTGCTTTTTCCGGCCATTACGCCCGCTTTCAGCCCCAGTTTACCGAATACCTCCTGAATGGCTCCTTTATCCATGGCACCATTATCATCGTCAAAAACCTTGTTCCGGTACTCCTCAAACAGATCACCGATGTTTTCACCGTTCAGCCCCATCAGTCGGGCCAGAGAATCCCATGACGCATAGGTTTCATAATCCACCCCGTAACTGCGGGCTATCCCTGCCCGCTCTGCCGTCTCCGTATTCCGGTTAAGCACAGCGGCAGTACCCGCTGCCAGCGTCAACCCGGAACCAACCGAAAGCCCAAAACCGGTTTTAAGGACCGTCCCCGCCCGCCCTTTCCAGCGTTCCAGGCGTTCCGCACGAGCCAGTTTACGGTTAAATTTGTCCTGCTCTCCGGTGGCATCATGAATTTTTTTACCCAGCTTTTCATACTGCTTTCGCAGATCAGTAATATCCTGTCCAGCCAGAACGCCAGCCTGAATTTTTCGTTTCAGTACGTCCTGCTGACGTGTCAGACGAGCCACTTCCTGTGTTGCCCCTGATAATCCGTGCTTCAGCCCATCAACCGATTTTTTCCACGACGGATCTATCGTGCCTCCGATCCGGATATTCGCTTTAAGGTTATCGCCCACCGTTGCCATAACATCGCTTCCTCTCTTCCGACTCCGCCAGCATCATTGCCACAAAATCCGTATACGGCAGCGCCATCACATCTCCGGGAGACCACCCGAACCAGGCACCGGCACGCCGTATCGCTGTCAGGATGCTTTCTTCTTCCGCCGGACCGGCGGCAGCAAAAAAACATTAAACTGACGCTCCAGGGCCAGGTAATCACACGCTTCCATGTTCATCATGTCTGCCGCGTCCATCCCACACAGACCGGCAATCATATCCAGATCAGCCTCTGCTTCCGGTTTGTTACTCCGACGATGCAACAGACGATCGCGGACGGTAGGCGCACGCATGGTGACGTGGGTGATCGTCTGTCCTGATGTGGTGACATATGGCACGGATAACACAATTTCCACACTGCTGGCGGGAACACTGTTTTTTTCCGACATAAGCGTCTCCTTTAAAAATAGAAAAGGCGGCCTGAGCCGCCTGCTTGACAGGATGCCGGGATTAAACCCGGATAATTTTTTTCAGATCCGACAGAACATTAACGCCGTTAATACGACGTACAAATTCCTCCGGAATAATGCAGATGGTTTCCAGACCGTCGACAGCCTGACGGTAATAACTCAGCGACATTTCCACTGTCACCGAGGCATCCGCCTGTGATGTCGCCGGACGCGCATCTGGTGTGATACTGGTGATCATCCCCTGCAGTGTCTCCACCTCCCCGCTGGTCGCATTTCCCACCCGGTAAGCCTGACGCACAACAATCTCCGGCGAATAAAGCCCGGCCTGTAATCCCAGCAGGGTCAGCATGGCAACATCGTAGCCATAAATCTTAAATGAGCAGGTCAGCGCCTCCATGCCGTCATCCACTGCCACTGGTGCATCCATTGCGCCGGTTTTGATATCCACTGTCGTGATATTAATGGCAGGCGGCGTGTATTCATGCGCCCCCTGAAGACGGATCCCGCCAGGAAGAAATAACGCCCATGCGCGCAACAGTTTTTTTTCACCCGTCATCATACCGTCAGCTCCTCCAGCGCCAGTTTATTGTTAATCATCGCCCGCAGTGTCAGGCGCTCCAGTGGTGACTTCGGCCCAAAGTCATAATCGATATACAACTGCCCTGCAGCCAGGGTTTCTGCAGTGTTCAGTTCATCGTTCAGCCATGCACTGCCTCCGTGGATCGCGCCCAGATTTTTAAGCTGACGCATATAGGCATTAATGCTGCCAAGAATGTCGTCTGCCACATCCCGATCAAGCGGACGATCGACATAAGGCAGCATGGCCTCCTGAATGCTGTCCTCAATCACATCTGCAGTACGGCGTACCGGCTCAAAACGCCACTGACTGTGGGATGAACACAGACGGTTGCCCCAGTGTTTAAAACCATCGTGACGAATAATGGTGGAGATATTTTCCATGTTCAGCAGGTTTGCCGTGCAGTTCTGCTCCCCGAGAATAAACGTATCCACCTGCTCCAGACCGGTGATATTCATCACGTCCTGGTTTGATTTGGACCACCACCACCCTTTTTCGTAATCAATACGGGCACGCAGCCCGGCAGCGCGCGCCGAATACGGACGAAACACCGTCTGCCCGCTGTCATCCGTCACTGATACGCGCGGACGCAGAAGCTCCACGCGTCCGCCAAAGGACGCGCGACGCTGAACCACATCCTGCGGCGTTGCCATTGAGGGCGAGTCAATATAGGCCACAGCCCGCAGCTTCACGGCATACGTTTCCAGCGCCTTTGCCACGCCATCATCCTCACTGTACCCCGTGGCAATGAGGATGCGCGGTTGATAGCCTGTCACGCCCTTACTTTCTGTCAGCGCCTCCATGGCCTGAATCACCGCCGCACGCTGTTCGGCCTCTTTCGCCTTTGTTTTACTTTCTGCGCGCACCACAATCACCATCGCACCAGTCTGGTCAAAAATATCTCGCAGGGCCGGGTATAATGTTCCGGCTGTGCCCAGTTTCCCTGCCTGAGTAATGGCTCCTGCCACCACCACTGGTGTATTGACCGGGAACGCCTCATCTTCTCCGCCGGATAACGTCAGGCTGAACGGCAACACCACTTTATTTTCAGCGTCTCCTGCATTCAGGGTGCTGACAGCCGCCGTCACAGGCGAATCCCCCAGCGCATTCACCACTTCAGTCACACGCTCCACCGTGGCGTTAACCTGGCTGTGCTCATCCGTCCCCAGCGTTATCGTCAGGGTCGTACCTTTCAGCGAGACCACTGTCTGCGCGCTTTGTTCTGTGGCCGCGACGGCAACCACCGAAATCTTATTGCCGACCCGGCCCTCCTGTTTCGCCGTGAAATCCAGCGCCGTTCCCAGCAGCCACGAGCCAGCAGTACCGGAAGCGCACACACCGCCGGAGGCGCCCGGCGCAGTCCCCACCAGGCCAATCACTGCCGTGGAGATGGTCTGCACGGCAACCGTGCCTGTTGTCAGTTCAATGGTTTCAACACCATGTAATCCGGACATACATTTCTCCCATAAAAAAACCGCCCTCAGGCGGTCAGATGATTAACTTCTTTTTCAGGTATTTTGTGGATGCTCAGGCCAGCTAATATTGTTGTATGTGGTCTTATCCGTAATAGCGCTGAAATCCATCGCCTGCAGCGATTTCGCGTAAATGCGGTACGCTTTCAGCTTCTCCCTGTCTTCGTCACTGATTAATCCCGGCAGCAGGTCTTTTTCCCACTCGCTGGTCATGATGCTGACCTGTTTTAACAGGGCATCGCGCTCATCTTCCGCTTTAAGTTTGTAGTCGAAGACAAATTTATCGTCGCGGTAAAACCAGTAACCAGGCACGGTAATACGGCGATTAGCGGTAATATCAGGAACTTCAATAACACTGGCGTTACGGGGTTCAATGCCTGTCACATCCTTACCGACCCACACCACGCGCCCGTCTCCGGTGTAAACCATTTTTATGGTGTCACTGGCAAAATTTTTCAGCTCTTCATACCAGTTTTTGTCATCTTCCGAAAAAAGCCAGGTGATACCATGTTGTTTTGTCATCTGATATTGTTCCGCGGTTTTCGGATTACCCGCAGTAATATTTTTTAAATGTAACATTGTTAAACACTCGCCACGTTATACCAGGTGCCATTAATCAGTTTCTGAAGCGGACGGTAATACACGCCGCCGATGTTATCTGCCGAATTACTTCCGGTTTCCTGCACATTAATACCGGATAACCCGTAGCCTGCAGGTGAGCGAAATGTCCAGGAAATTTCATTTCCCCCAGGGTTATAGAACATTTCGGAACCATAACGCACATCCTGCACGCCGCCATTTCGCTGCTGATAACGGGCATCGAAATTTCCATAGTTTGATGGGGTCATCTGTCCGTTTACAGCGAATGTGATACTGCCATCGGTATTTCTCTGGCTGTAAAAATGCCAGCCGGAATCATCACCAAGCTCTGCAACTACAGGTCGGGATGAATTACCCCATAAATTAAACGTTGCGTTTTTCGTGGAGTTGTTGGCGCTGGATAACGTGAATTTTTTAGCATTTCCGGCCTGAATATTTTTTAACGCTATCGCCACACCATTCTGGAAACGAAATACATGCTGTCCATTCGCATAAACATCCAGAATGCCGTCGCCGTTTTGTTTTATACCTGTATCGTTATCCCCGAAAGCAATTGAGTTTCCGCCCAGCGCGTTCTGAACGCCGATACCCAGCGCACCATTGACCTGAGAACCGCCGCCAACAGACACTTTATGCGACATGGATATTTCACCCGTCCGCAGATTAATAGTGAACGGTCGAAGTGGACCAATATCGCCATTCTCGCCCTGACCTTCACTGGTAGGGATAAGATGCAGGCACTCTTCCGAACGACGAAAAATAAGGCCAAAAGCGTCGTTGAAAATCCTCAGCGCATTAACGCCACGGATTTTCAGTTCCCCGGTCATGGTGTCACCATCACGCTGAACGGCATTTTTTGCCTTGTCCACCGTGGGTTTTAATCCGAGGTTTTCAACAGCCTCATCCTTGTCTTCCACATCCGAAAGATTCTTTTTTCGTTGCAGATAGCGTCTGTCTCCGATTTCCTGAGTAATAATGGCCCTGTTCGGGTCAATTTCCACCACCACACTTTCCGCATGCGTCAGTGTCAGCACCAGTGTGATAATCACTTCTTTCACAATGGAATCCGTCTGGGCAGGCAGATACGTATCCGGATAGCGCCCGTAAGCAATCAGCGTACCTGAACGACTGCGCAGCCCCAGTTCACGCAGGATTTTTCCCGGATATTTTTTGCAGTCAATCACCACCTGACCACTGATCATCCCTTCGTCACTGCCGGCTGTGGAAAAGGGTTCACTGCCAAACGGCCCATACAACTGCGTGACCGCCGCCATATCATCCGGTGTATCCGGCAGGTTTCCGTCACCACCGTCACCCAGTACCACATCTGACAGAACAACCGTTTTACCGGCCTGCCAGGCGGCTTCAATCTCCCTGGCCCCGGCCAGCGTCAGGACAAGTCCGGACATACAGCCTCCTCTGTGGTCAGACCAAATACACGGACAAGGCGGTCACGGAGTTCCGGGCTGACCTCTTTTTTCTCTTCATCAATGTCTCCGTCGTTAATCACCAGAACCCCGGCCCGGGCCAGTGTCTGCAGGTACGCAACGAAACAACTGTCCGTCTGGCAGAAATGAATTAACGTCTTCATCTGAACGAACGTCATGGTTAACTCCATCCTGTCGGCAATTCGCCGTAATCGTCCAGTGCTGTGCACTGAAACAGTGTTCTTGCATGGATGACCTGCTCAGGCAGTCTGCTGATAAATGACAGCCCGTGCCCGCGCAGCTTCACACACCCTTCAAACGCGCTTCTTACATCCGTCACCGTACTGAAAAAATCCGGGCTGAAAATCGCCTCCACAATACTTTCCAGTGATACACATCTGTCAAAGAGGTGCCCGGCATCCGATACCGCTGTACCGGAAAGCAAGCCTGTTTCCGCCTGTTTCAGTGATGTGCACTGGCTGAACGCATAGCTGAAATCCGTGGCCAGACTGTTACCGGAAAACAGATCCGCGGGGACCACCTCCAGACGGGAACATTTCATAAACACCTTACTGAACGTGGTGACGTGCAGGTTGTGACGGAACAGCCCTGCAGGCACTGAGACCAGTCCGGTTTCAGAAAACGCACTCAGGAAGACGGATATCAGCGGACAGGCAGCAAACAGCGACTCCGGTACGGTCTGCAGCGCTGTACATCCCGCAAAAGCACTCTCCACCGTAACCAGCAGCGGATTGTGCTCAAACACACCGGGCGGAACAGTGGTCAGTGATGTGCAGGAATAAAAAATACCCCTGGCGGTCGTCAGTTTCGTCATGGCTCCAAACAGGTCGTCCGGGAGGCTTTCCAGCGAAATGCAGCCACTGAACGTCATCCAGAGATAGGTGACTCCGGGAACATTGCCAAACAGCATCAGCGGCAGGGTGCGCAGAGCGCGGCAGTTCCTGAATACCTCCAGTAGCTCTTTAATTTCTGAGCACCCGTCAAATAAGCGGGCTCCAACAGAGCGCAGCGAGACACAGTCGACGAACAGCCCCCGGACCTGTGTCAGGGCGGTGCAGTCACTGAATACACGTTCCCCCACGCGCAGCAGACCGGAACACGCCATAAAGGCGTTATACACGTTGATGAGATTTTCAGCCCCTCTGAACGCACCGTCAGGGATCTCCGTCAGTGACTCGCAGTTACGAAATGCAGAATGAAGGGTCGTCAGCTCACGGCAGTCACCAAAATCCGGCATTACGCTCAGCACCCGGCAGTTATAAAATGCCGAAGCAAAGTCTTTTGCACCGGTACAGCCTGCCAGAAGCCCCTCTCCGGTGCTTTGCAGAGATTTATCACCGTAAAATGCGAAAGAAAAATCTCCTGCCCCCGTGCAGTTACGGAACAGATGGTCTCCGGTGGTACGCAGCGCCGTACAGTTTCTGAACACACTGTTGAAGGTGGTGACGCTGGTCAGATTTTCAAACAGGCCATCCGGGAGGGACTGTAATGCACTGCAGTCCATAAATGCCTCCCGGAATGTCGTTGAGCGGATGCACGGGCTGAACATCCCGGAAGGTACCGCCGTCAGTGACGTACATTTGCTGAATGTCCGGGAAAAATCCCCGCCAGGCACATGGCTGAAGATACCTCCGGGAATGGTCGCCAGTCGACTGCAGGAATAAAACGCCTCCCTGAACTGCGTGGCACTGACACAGCCAGTAAACAGCCCCTCGCCGATACTGGTCAGTGAGGTACAGTTATAAAAAAGCCTGCCAAAATCCTTGGCCGATGTGCAGCCTGAAAACAGGTCTCGCCCCACCGTCTGCAACGCGCTGCAGCCATAAAATGCACTGTCAAACGTACCCGCGTTCTCCAGACCACGGAATAAGCCGTCAGGGACAGCTGACAGCGAGGTACAATTACTGAAGACGCCTCTGAAACTCCGGGCCTCAGTGAAGCCGGCGAAGAGTGTGGCGGGAACCGTCTCCAGTGCGGTACAACCAGTAAACAGGCTGTAACAGTCCCGTACCCCCTGCAGTCCCTTAAAGGCGTCGTCATGTACAGTGACCAGGTTTCGCTGTCCACTGACAAACGACGCTAATGAACTCACTGTTCCCGTATAACGAACCAGCTCCGTGACCGGATTCAGGGCGGCGGAGAACGCGTCTGCTGTGCGTTGCAGCGTGGCCTGCCCGGGGTTTTTTACGGTAATAAGATATTCGGTACCCTCCGTCAGCGGGCGTGTGGCGTATACACCATACAGCACACCGGAATTTGTACTCCTGAGCGCATACTCTCTGTTATCACCGTCACCGTAATTAATCAGGAAATCAGCGTTTTCAGGCCGGACAAAAAATAAGGGCCGGTCAGCAGACTCCACCCGGGAGACAAACGCCAGCACCGGAACCACCTTCACGCTGACCGTGCAACTGATACCGTTGAGGGTGGTCACGGTAACCTGGCATTCTCCGTACGTCTGTCCCGTCAGTAGAAAACCGCCTTCCGCCAGGGTGGCTGTGACACAACCAGGCTCTGCAACCCGGACAGTGAAACTTTTGTCTTCCGCCTCCGGTGGCAGGATAGTGACGCCGATAAAACGACATTCCCCGGGCTCCAGCCAGACTTCCGTTTCCGTCAGGGTGATACCGGTCGGAAAAATGCGGCTCCTTATATATTCGGTGGCACAGGCGTAACCGGCTGCATAAACCTGGCCTGCACTGCGACCATAAACGTGAACCGAAAACCATGAGCGCAGATTTTTCGCACGAAGCACCGCATGCTTCAGATCCTGATGATCATTCATCAGCACCGGTAAATCCTTCTGCTCCACGTTCAGACGAAAGGTATACGGCTCCCCGGGTGGGGTCTGCTCATACCACTCAACAATCTGCGACCGGAAGGGACTGTCAGCCAGCGATGCCATCAGCGCCGCTTTAGTCCCTCTGTGGCGGTGGATGTAAGCAGCACGTTTTATCGCAGACCTTTTTTCCGTCTCCGTCCAGTGTTCATTCCAGGTATCCACCGCCATTTCCCAGGCCAGCCATGGCAGCAATTCAGCAGGGCATAAATCGGGATTTTTCACATAGCGGATCAGGCAGACCGCTATGTCTGACAGCAT